GGCCGAGCTGGAGACGCGGCGCGCCGAGCGCGCCGCGCGGATCGCCGAGGCCGAGCGTCAGGAGCGCATCGCCGAGGAACGCCGCCAAGCCGAGCACAACGCTTACGAGCTGGCCTGGCACGGCCGCGGCACTCAGCGCTTCGAGTTCGCCCCGGGTAAGTTCGACACGGTCGAGCTGATCGGCGAGGCCGACGGCAGCGAGCCGTACCTCGAGGCCAAACAGATCGGCAGCATCGTCGAGGTCGTGACCATGAAGCGCATGCGCGATCGCCACGGCGAGTTCGTTGCCTTCGCCCTGCAGGGCATCGACGGCGACTACCGCGGCCTGCAGCGCCTCTACTCCGGCTTCAAGAAATACACCATCGCCGCGCGCCCCGGTCAGTTCGACGGGGCGCACTGCGTCATCGGCGATCTGGACGCGAAGCGCGTCTACAGCGCCGAGGGCTTCGCTACCGCCGCGAGCGTGTGGCTGGCCGAGACCGCCATCAAGGGCGACAGCTGCGCCGTGATCGTTGCCATGAATGCCGACAACCTGGTCAAGGTTCTGCGTAGCTATCGCCGCGTGCATCCCGACCTGCGGCCGATCAACGCCGCTGACAACGACTGCTGGAAGCTGCTCGCCGGCAACGCCGGCCAGATGCGCGCCCTGGAGATCCGGCGCGAGATGGAGCTGCGCAGCGTCATGCCTCGCTGGGACGAGCTGCTCGATCCGGAAGCACTGGCAGCCATCGAGCCGGGCAAAGGCCCGACCGACTTCAACGACGTGCACTGCCTGGCCGGCCTCGAGGCCACCGCCAAGGCCCTGCGCGCCCGGGCGAGCAAGGTCGAGGTCGAGACCGGCTTCTTCCCCTACTGCCTGCAGCGCGTCGCCGCGTCCGGCCAGATGAACGTGATGGAAGAAGCCCTGCGCGCGGTCAACGCTGGCATGCAGCTGGCACCCACCAAGTACACCGGGCGCGAAGTCTATCGCGTCGTCTGCGAGACCATCCCCGTGGGCCTGCCCTGCAATCGCCACCGCCTGCTGTCGCGCGCCAAGTGGCTGGCCGGCAAGAAGCTGGAGAGCGCTGCCGGGCTGCGTAGCTTCACCGCTGAAGCCCTGGCCCGCCCCAACGTCCAGCACCACAAGGTGGAAGGGATCCGCGCCGAGCACGGCAACGTGCTGCTGCCCGAGCATATCCAGCACCTGGTGCAATCGCTCGACGGCATGGTCATCGTGCGCGCGCCGATGGGATCGGGTAAGACCGAGCACCTGATCAGGCCGATCATGCAAGCCGCACCCAAGGCCGCCTACATCGCCCACCGCGTCTCCCTGGTGGGCGATGCCGCGTATCGCCTCAACACCCAGCACTATCGCAACGTGCTGGCCGCCGAGATGCCCTGGGTCACCCACCTGGCGTGCTGCGTGAACAGCATCACCCACCCCAAGTTCCACAACGGCGACGGCCGCGCCTGGTTCACGACCGTCGACACGCTCTGCATCGACGAAGCGTCCCAGGTGCTGCGCCATATCGCCACCGGCCCGGTTGACCAGCCCACCCGCGTCATGGATGGCCTGATCGAGGCCATGCAGAGCGCCCGGCAGGTGCTGCTGTGCGACGCCGACGCCAACGACAGCTTGATCGAGCTCTGCGAGATGGCTCGCCCCGGCGAGACGATCCACGTCCTCGAGGTCGATGCCGCGAACGATCACGTCCGCGTCGATCACAGCGACCACGAGTCGGTCTGGCAGCAGGCCCTCGACGCTGCGGTCGCCGGCGAGCGCGTCCTGGTGGCCAACGACAGCGCCGAGAGCGCCAAGAAGCTGGCCGTCATGATCCGCAAGTACCGGCCCGAGGCTCGCGTCCTCCTGGTGCACAAGGAAAGCAAGGCCGACCCCGATGCCGAGCGCTTCCTCGATCGTCCGAACGACGAGGCCACCCGCTGGGACGTCCTGATCTACTCACCGGCGATCAGTTCCGGCGTGTCGATCACCACCCCGCATTTCACGCGCCACTTCGGCATCTTCAGCGGCCAGACGGTCAGCCCCTCCGACGCCATCCAGATGCTACGCCGCGACCGCACCGCCCGGCACTACGTGCTGGGCATCGGCATCTCTCGCACCATGCGCGAGACTGACCGCGAAGCGCTTTTTCGCGGCCTGCTGGCCGCCGACGAGGTCGCCTGCGACTTTGAAGAGACCGACGACGAGATCCTGCTGCGCCGCACGAAGAGCATCTACGACGAGATGTACCTTTCCTGCGCGACGAGCGAGAACCACGCCCGCAACGACTTCGCCAACCACCTGCTGCTCATGCTGGTGGCCGACGGCTACCAGGTGAACCGCCTGGCCACCAACGACGCCGAGGTCGAGGCGTCCCGGCTCAACCGCAAGGAAGGCGGCGCCCTAGTTCGCCAGCGCCGCCTGGAGATCCTCTACAGCGTCGAGACACCCGACGAGGAACGCTTCGCTAAGCTCTCCCGCCAGGAGCTCAAGTCCGAGGCCGAACAATCCGAGATCGACCGACACCACATCGAGCACCAGCTCTGCGTGCCGGAGATCGCCGACAACGACGTCGACTTCTACGACGACCAGGGCATCCGCCATGTCACCGCCCTGGAGCTGCTGCAGGCGACCGACGAGCAAGCCGACGCCTACGATCGCGCCCAGCGCCGCGCCCGGGTCACCCTGACCCGCCACCGCTGGAAGCGCCCGACACGCAACCTGCTGCTGCAGGTGTTCGAGACGCTGGGCGTCGACCCCATGACCGGCGAGGGCGAGTTCACCGTGGACCAATGCCGCCAGGTTCGGGACACGCTACTCGCCGACCAGGAAGCTATCGAGCTCTACAACGTCCTGAAGGTCGGCCGCTACGTGAACCCCAAGGCCGCGCCGAAATGCGCGACCACCTTCGTGAAGTCAATCATGGATCGCCTGGGCCTCTCCGTGCACAAGCGCAAGTCGGGCGGCACAAACTACCTGTCGATCAGCGAGGAGAGCTGGGAGCAGGTCATGCACTACGTGCGTCTGCGCGCCGAGAAGGGCGTCCACAGCCTGACCACCCACGAAACCGCCAGCACCCACACGCCGATGCCCGCACCCGAACGTGACACTCCCCGCGAAGCCAGCAACGACGCGGCCTCCGGCCAGAGTGACACTTTGCATGGTGGGGTAGCAGCAGCGGATGAAAAGAGTCCCTCCCTGGCGGAGAGCGAGAAACTCTACGCTGCCGCCGTCGCCGCTTCGAAGCCCCTCAGTTTGGCCACGCCGCTGCGGGAGGTGATGCGGTGGATGGCACCGGCGGTCAAGCGGCAGATCATCGACGGCATGATGCCGCTCGCCCAGCTGGAGTGGACGCTCGACTACTGCAGCCAGCGGATCGCCAAAGCGTTCGGCCGGTCGCCGGGAAGTGTTCAAGGATTGCCCCAAAGCGCCCCTAGGAATACTGTATAATCATACAGTCACATAAAACGCAGGGAGGGAAATCTATGAACCAAGCCACCGCCACCGCAGCACTCGAAACGCAAGACCAGCTCGAATCTCGGCTCGAGCGCGCCGACGCCATGCTCCGGCTGCTCACCAGCACCAGCGACGTCGACGCCCACACGCTCCAGGTCGTCGCCCTGGACGTCGCCGAACACGTCCAGGAGGCGCGCCAGCTCTGCCAGCAGCTGGCCTGCCAGCAAAAAGGGCCGGCCCCTGCGGGCCAGCCCTTGAACTGCATGTCTTGCCTGACGGTGCGGCTGTATCAGCGCCGCCCGGCCGCGTTGTAAGCCGCCTTGATGGCCTCGATCCGGCCCGGCATGTCAGGGCAGCGCGCGATCTCCACCCCGTTGACGCTCGCCACCCCCAGCCACAAGCCGTCGTCCTGCTTGTGCGCGACTAGCCTGGGCTTGCCTTGGGCCACTTCCTCGGGCACCGCCTGCGTCACCCGGTCCACGTCGACGTTCGGCGTTTCCAGGGCATCGCGCGCCAGCTCGAGGTACGCCTTGATCGTTGGCCGATACGTGCCGAGCTCGCGGCTGATCAGCGACTGCGTGATCTTCGCCTCGGGCTCCTGTTCGATCTGGGCTTTCACCCAGGCGTGCACCCGCGCCATGGCCTGGCTCTTCTCCAGCTCCTCGGCACCGTCCAGGGCGCGCAGCGCCTCGATCCGGCTGCCGTATTCGCTGGCCGGCTCCTGCGCCTCGGTCGCCTCCTCGCTGTAGTCGATCTTGAAGGCGCGATAGCTGCGCTGGGTGTCCATGTCCTCGTGGCCCAGCATTTCCCGCCAGAACACGTCCTCGGTCACCTTCTTCCAGCGCTTGTCGCGGGTGAAGTGGATCTCGAACACCAGGCGCGCCCAGATGGCCCGGCTGTCCTTGAAGACCCGCTCTTCGTCATTGAAGACCCGCTTGGCCAGGGTGTTCAGCGTCTTGGCCGTGCGCCGGTTGATCTCGGTGTTGTCCATGCCCTGGAGCTCGACCACCTCCGGCAGCGAGCGCAGCTCGTTCCAGGCTTCGACCACCATGTCGGCGTCCACCAGGGTGTAGATGTGATACGCCTGGCTGTAGTCGACCCCGCCGCGCTTCTTGGCCTGGCCGCTGAACTCGACCTGGTAGCGGTCGACCTTCTTGATTCGCCCCGTCTTCAGCACCTCGATCGAGCGCCGTCCGGTTGCCAGCGCCAGCCCCAGGGCCAGGTGGCTGTAGTAGGGGCGATACTCGCCGTCGACCAGCCGGTCGCGGTTGGTCAGCAGCTCGTAGACCTGATCCATTAGCCAGTGGTAGTTGATCTCCACGGTGTTGACCGCGCGCTCCTCGAGCGTCTCGACGGCCTCCTCGGCCAGATCCGCCTTCTGCGCTGACGACAGGGTCAGGTGGCGCATGATCTCGTGGTCGAGCTTCATTGCGCGGATGTCCTCGTAGGCATCGTCGTCGTCGCGGATCCGGTCGAGCAGCTCCCGGTGGGCCAGCCGGATCTCGCTGATATCGTCGAGCTGGCCCAGGGCCTCGAGGCGGTCGGCATACTTCGGGTAGCGCTTCGCCAGCCGCTCGATTTGCTGCTCGAGGCTGTGATGCTTCCAGTTCTGAGCCGTCACCGCCTTGCGCGCCTCGGTCATATAGCGCCGGAAGGTCGACACCGCGATCTTGTCCTCGTCCTTGCGGCGGCCATCGTCGTGCAGCCGGTTCTTGAAGCGCTTCGCCAGCCGCGCCAGCTTCTTCGTTTTCTCCTTCCGCTCCAGCTCGGCATCGGCGTCGATGTTCCGGATCTCATCGAGCAGCCACTCGATCAGCTCGCCCAGATTGACCTTCTTGCGTGATTCCCCGCTCATGGCTCTTCCCTCTTTTGCATACATGGTAAACCCTATAAGAACTTTATAGACCATGCCTGCATACACGTCAAGCCCTATAGTGCTGCATACATACATAGCAAGCCCTGCACCACACTAAGGCACCATACTAGATAGGGCCATCTATGCATACACACTTGCACCCATACTATACGTATAGTATGGGTGCAAGTGTGTATGCATAGATGGCCCTAGCAAGTTGTAGGGTCAAGGGTGTATGCACAGGCAGGGCTAAGGGTGTATGCTATGGCGTATGCATACATATAAAGCCCTATTGTATGGCGGGAGCCGTCGCGGCGATTTTGCGAATATGCGGACAGTGGTGGATCAGAAGAAGAGAGCGCCACAGAAGCCTTTAGAGCCGAGAAAAGCGGCCATGCATAGAAAGGACAGCGCAGCCGGGCAGGGAGGCGGGCAAGCCTGAGAAGCCCACAGTGGCGGGCATTGCAGGCCGTTTAGAAGGGATCGGGAGCGTTCAGGCGTCAGGGATAGGGTAGCTTTCCAATCGTTGGACATTTGCACATTTGTACATTTGTGCTAATGTACACGACGCAAGCCCACGAAAACCGAGGAGACGAGCCCGAAATGACCAAGGTGATAGCCATACTCAACCAGAAAGGGGGCGCCGGGAAGACGACGGTGGCCACGAATCTAGCCTGCTGGCTGCACAAGCAAGGCCGCAAGGTGCTGCTGGTGGACCTCGACCCGCAGGGCAGCGCCACCGAGTGGAGCGAGACGCGCGACAGCGACGACGACTTCCCGGTCGTGCGCATGGGCACGAAGGTGGCCAAGGATCTGCCGCGCGTATCCGGCGGCTATGACTTCGTCGTGCTGGACGGTGCGCCACAGATCAGCGAGCTGGCCGCGCCGGCGGTGAAGGCAGCCGACGCGGTGCTGATCCCCTGCCAGCCGTCGCCGTTCGATATCTACAGCTGCGCCACCCTGGTCGAGCTGATCCAGGCGCGCCAGGAAGTGACCGACGGCCGCCCGAAGGCCGCCTTCGTGGTGTCGCGGGTGATCAAGAACACCCACCTGAGCCGGGAGGTGCGCGAGGCGCTTGCCGAGTACGAGCTGCCGATCTTCGAAGCGCACACCACCCAGCGGGTGGCCTACGCCGACTGCGCGAAGGGCGGCAGCGTGATGGACCTGGCAGAGAACGACAAGGCACGCCAAGAGATCGAGGCCCTGGGCCGCGAAGCGATGGAGTTCATCCAATGACTGACAGGAAGAAGCTGACCACGCGCCGGGGCACCGGCAGCGCAGCGAGGAAGGACGTCGAGAAGGCGATGCGCGCGGTATCTGGCGACGACCAGCCGAAGAAGCGCATCCCGTTCGAGGTGCCGGTGGAAACCCACCGCAAGCTGGCCGGTATGCGCGCCAATAGCCGCGACAACGTGCCAGTGAGGGAGTTCTTGACCGAAGCGGTCGAGGATCTGTTCGAGAAGTATCGCCGCGGCGAAGGTCGCTTCGCGGTGGACGATATCGAGAGGATCTTGGGCGAGTAGCCCGGGAGAGAGCCTGGGGCCGGCGGCCACCGACCACCAGGCAAGACACAAGCAAACCGAGGATGGAAAGCCATGTCTATGAGCGATGTTATCACAGCGCGCCGCATTCCGCTGCGTGACGCACGAAACCCAGCCCACCGCGCCCTGGTGCTGCAGTATGCCCGCGAACACGCCACAGGGGCCGCCCAGCGTGCCCTGCTGGCCCTGGTTGGGGAGGCCGCAGCATGAGCGATATCACCCGCTACCTGCACACCAGCGTCAGCGACGCGAAGATCTCACTGGAGGGCAACCTGCAAGCCAATCCGGCAGGCGCTGCCCTCGACGCCCTCGCCCTGCTCGAGGCGCTCCAGGACCGAGAAGGCCAGACCAGTCGGCGCAAGGTCGCAGCCAGCGCGCTGCGCAAGGCGTCCAAGGCCTTGGCCGAGAGCGAGGAGCTGGACAAGCACGGCGTGGCCGCAGGCGACTACTACGCCGAGATCCCGACCGGAGAGCTGCGCGAGTGGGTGCAGATGACCGTCGACGACGACCCGGCCAAAGCGGCCAGAGAGATGCTCGCCACCCTGACCGGCCTGCGCGGCGAGCACGGCACCGCCAGCCGCCGGAAGATCCTCGCCGCTGGCATAGGCAAGGCCGCCAAGGCGCTGACCGAGGAGGCGACCCTATGCACTGGCTGAAGCGCTGCTGGCGCGCCCTGGTGGCGCTGGTCAGCTTCCTGGCTGCCCTGGTGGACTACCTGATCGAGATCCTGGAAGAGATGGGATCACCCAAACGTCGGCGCCCGCGCCGCTAACCAGAAGGACAAGACCATGAGCAACGCAAAGATCCAACCGCTAAGCGACCTGGAACGCTTCGACCTCCTGCAGGCCATGTTCCCGGGCGAGCTCAGCGACGACAACGATGGCTGGGACGCGATGGAAGACCTGGTCTATGACAAGTTCAACATCGACGCGGAAGACTTCGACCTCCTGGTTGGCCACCTGGTGATGTGCGCGCCGGTCATGGGATCGCCGCTTACCGGCACGCAGCACCATGTGCTGGGCTCGATCAGCTTCAGCAACGGCCAGCAGCATGTAATGGCCGCCGTGAAGCGCGAGGCCGCCATCCAGGAGGAAGATAAGCCGACCGAAGAGTGCGACCACGACTGGGAGGACATGGGCGACGGAACCATGGCCTGCACCTACCCAGAGTGCAATGCCACTCGGCCCAAGCGGCCCGAAGACAGCGAAGAAGCCTAACCCACCCAGCCCCGCCACCCGGCGGGGCTTTTCGTTGCACGCCCCACACCGCGCGATCGCGCCCGCCATGATAGCCTTTCCCTCATATAACGCAGGGGAAGTGCATGAAAACCACCACGAAGATCATTCTCGGCGTGACGGCGGTGGCCGCTGTTATCGCCTACCAATTCGACCAGGGCCGCAAGGAAGAACGCCAGCTCGAGCTGGTCATCCAGGAGACCGGCAGGGCCGCGACCTGCACCCGCACCGATAACGTCCAGGGCCACGACTGGGTGGCGTGCCGATGGAGCGACAGCGACCAGGGGCCGGTGTGGATCCGCACCGGCGAGCGCGACGGCCGCCCGGTCTGGACGACGGCCAACGGCAGGGCCATCAGCACGCTGGAGTCGTACCAGCTCGCCGCGTCGCCCGATCGCCAGGCGAAGCTCGCCCAGGTGCGGCCGCGCGAGCCCGGCGAAGATCTGCCCGGCTCGGTGCCATGGGATCGGCTCGACTAGCTTTGTGCAAATGTCCATTTGTACATTTGTGCATTTGTTGTTATGGTGCAGGTGTCGGCGGGAGACGCCCGCCAAGGCCAGCAAACCGAGGACACCACCATGAGCCCCATCGACATGAAGATCCGCCTCCAGGACTTGAACGAAGCCATCGCCGACCTGGAGCAGCAGCAGATCGACAGCCCCGACTGCGAGATCGTTGCCGACGCCCTCCAGGCCTACACCAACAAAGCGGCCGCCCTCGAGGTCGCCATGATTCGCCAGCGGTAGCCAACCGCCAGACGCAGAAAAGCCCCACCGCCCGAAGGCGGTGGGGCTTTCTTGTGTGCTACCAGTTGTAGATGATCAGCTCGCCAGCCTGCTTGCCGCCGGCACCGCCGACGGTGTGGCGCAGGCTCACCTCCTGGAGCCGGAAGCCGTCGAAGATCTCGCGGATGTCGGGGTGGTCGTTGATCGAGATCACCACCTTGCCTTTCACCTCGCGGGCGATCGTGGCCATCGCCTGGTACTCCTCGAGGGGGAAGTCGCTGCCATAGCCGGCGGTCTGCCAGTAGGGCGGGTCGAGGTAGTGCAGGGTATGCGGCCGGTCATAGCGGCGGATAACTTCCTTCCAGTCCAGGTGCTCGACGTACACCCGCGACAGCCGCAGGTGCGCCGCCGACAGGCGCTCCTCGAGGCGCAGCAGGTTGAGGCTGGGCGCCGAGGTCGTGGCGGTGCCGAAGGTGTGGCTCGGCTTGGCGCCGAAGCCTTGCTGCTGCAGGTAGAAGAAGCGCGCCGCGCGCTGGATATCGGTCAGCGTGTCGACGTGCTTCAGCTTCTCCCAGGCGTAGATCTCGCGCGAGACCAGCGCCCACTTGAACTGGCGCATGAACTCCTCGAGGTGGTGCTGCACCACCCGGTAGAGATTCACCAGCTCGCTGTTGGTGTCGTTGAGCACCTCGACCTTGCTGGGCTCCTTCATGAAAAACAGCGCCGCGCCGCCGGCGAACGGCTCGACGTAGCACTGGTGGTCGGGGAAGTTCGGCAGGATGTGCTTAGCCAGACGGCGCTTGCCGCCCATCCATTGAAAGAAGGGTTGAGACATGTTCGTCCTTGTGGGTCAGAGACTTATCGGGTAGCCTCCCCGGCGCCTGTACGGGCATGGGGGGCCATGGCTGGCCCACTCGGTGCACGCGAGTGTGTTAGCGCCCTGGTGGTGTGTCCGCACCGCCAGGGAGCCCTCCATCTACTCTTGGCCTTCCGGCCAGGTCGCTTCTATGCGGCAGCGATAACCGCTCTTCTCGCCGCGCGCCGTCACCTTGTCGACCGACCAGGTGCCACGCATGTGGCTCGGCCAAGTGTCGTCCAGGGTGATCAGCCCCTCGGCGACGAAGCGGGGGTCGCCAGGCGCGTCGATCGTGATCTTCGCCGCCTGCCGGTTCAGCTTGCGCTGCTCGCCCTGGGCAGCGGCTCGGGCTTCGTCCTCGCTCTGGTACTGCTGCCGCAGCGCCTTGAACGGCTTCTCTCCCGTTTCCACCGTCACCGTCTCGGCGGCTTCGTCGTCGTACCAGCTCGCCCGCACGCCGGTGAACTCCTGGCGGCCCGAGCGATCGACCGAGGCCGTCACGAAGCTGCCGGCACCCGGGCGATTGTCCTGCGGTACCGAGAGCGTGACCGGCGGCAGAGATTGCCCGCTGACGCTCTTCACCTGGCCACGCCGGGCCAGAACGTAGAGATCCTCCACCGGCTTGGTCACGGCGTCGTGGCGGGCCGCGACGCGCGTCAGAAAGCCCATGTCGGTCTCGTCGGCCTGGTCGACGTGCTCGATGGCCACGGCGTCGAGATCCGGGGCGATGCGCGGCTCGAAGCCGTGCCGGCGTACCAGCTGGCGAAAGATCTCGCCCAGGGTGGTCGGCCCATAGCTCGCCGAGCGCCGCTGTCGAAAGGCGCTCTCGTCCTGCGCCTCGAAGGGCGCGGCGGTGGCCACGATGTGCATGGCCATGGGGAAGAGCTGCGGGGTGGTGCGGGTCACGCGAAACGCGCCCTTGTCCCACAGCCCGGTCTCGGCGTAGCCCTCACGCCAGCGTATGCGACCGCCGTCGCTAGGCAGGCCGTCCAGCCCCTCGGTGTCTACCACCAGGGTCAGTCGATCGGACTCCAGGCCCGCTGCGTCGACCCGCTCCCAGCGGATCAGCCGGGAGTTGATCAGCCCCGCGTTGGCACCGTCGGCCTCGACCAGGGGCGTGTATCCCATCAGTCCCATACGTTGGTCACCTTCGCCGGGGTGGGCGTCTCTTGGATCTCGGGCACGTAGACGGTCACACCGGCCGGCAGGGTCGGCCCGTAGGCCGCCAGGCCCGGGTTCGCCTGCCACAGCGCCTCCTCGGCGGCGTCGTCATAGCGCCCGATCTCCCGGTACAGAATGCCGTTGGCGGTATCACCCGCCCGGCTGCGGATCTTCCTCATCGATGTACTCCGTAAGCAGGATTTCCCACTTGATGACCATGGCCGTGCCGTCGTCGATGACCCGCTCCTGGTTCTCGCTCAGGTCGTCGAGCGTCCAGCGGCCCCAGTTCACCCCACGGCCATCGACCAGGGTCAGCGGCTCGCGCTTGCCCTGGAGCTCGCGCAGCTCGTCGAGCTTGTCCATGCCATAGGCGTAGAACGCCGTCCCGCGCAGGCGCACCGTCTCGGCACCCTGGCCGGTGTTGTGCGCCCGCGGCTTGGCGTTGACGATGTCGATCCGCTGCCAGCCGCCGGATGACTTGCGCTCCAGCGTCTCGTAGGCGAACTCGCCCTGCTGGCTGAACACAAAGCCGCCCAGCGATAGCTGCTGTCGCGCCATATCAGGCCCCTCCGTCGGTTAGCGATGCGTCCAGGCGAACATCCAGCCCGCCACCCTGGAGCATCGGCATCAGCTCGGTGCGTAGCCGTTCCATGAGACGGTCGAGCAGCGCCTCGTCACGGGCCGGGTCGCCGCTCGACTCGATCTTGATGTCGAACGACGGCGCGATCGTGCGGTTGTCGGTGTTCTCGGTGACCTCGCGGGCCGCCTCCTCGGGAGACGCCACCCGGTTGGCTGCGATCAGCGCTTCGGGCGAGATCTGCGCCGGCGGCTGCGGCCCTTGGCTGGCCGCCGCCACCTGGTGGGCAGAGACGAACGCCTCGGGCGCAATCTGCGGCGTGGGCGTTGCGCCGACATGGGCCGCCGCATTCACGGCTGCCGGATCCAGCGCCGCGCGGGGCTCCTCGTCGTTGCCGGTCGCCCAGTTCCAGAAGCCGCCCGCCTTCTCGCCGATCCACTGGCCGGCCTCGGATCCGGCGATCCCGCCGATCAGGCCGCCCGCAGCGCCGCCCACGGCGGTACCGACGCCGGGCAAGATCATCGTGCCCAGCGCCGCGCCGGCACCGGCACCGGCCCAGGCACCACCCAAGCCGCCGGCCATGCCGCCCACGGCACTGCCGACGCCCTCGGCGTCGCCCTCGCCAGCGGCGTGGGCTGCCTGTGCAGCACCGCCCAGCAGCATCAGCGGCACGGCAGCACGGCCCCCCCAGCGGGCCACACGGCTATTGCCTGCCCGGTTGGCCAGGTCACCCACGCGGGACAGGCTGCCACGCCAGCCACGCGCGGCATTTCCGGCAGCAGCCGGAGCCGCCGCTGGTGTCGCTCCTGCCGCCGGGGCGAAAGTCGGGCCTTGCGAGGCGCCTCCGCGCTGAAACAGCCCGCCCATGCGCGCCCGCCACCCTTGCGAGGCTCTAGCGGGTGCAGGTGCAGACGCCGGCGGCGCCCCTGCTACCGGGGAGAAGGTCATGCCCGCCATGCGGGTGTTCGCTGCTGGCATAGTGGCCCGGCGCGGCGCCCCGCCAGTCGCGCGACCCGCTGTGCGAGCCCGGCGACCAGCGGCCCCGGCGGCACCACCACGGCCCAGCATGTTCATTGCCATGTTCAGGCGCCGCGTGGCTCCGTCAGCTGCGCGGGCCGTCTGCGCCTGGCGGGTGTTGAGGCTCGAGCGCGCCCGGGCCAGCCGGGCGTAGTTCGCGCCCTGGCCCAGCATCAGCTTGCCGAACTGGAGCCCAAGCGCGGCCGTCTTGAGGGCGACGAGACCCGCCGCTCCTGCGGCGAGCACGCCTACCAAGCCCTGGTTTTCCTCGGCGAAGTCGGCCACCAAGTTAACGGCATCGCCCAGCGGATTAGCCACCGCCTCGAACGCTGGCAGCATGGCGGTACCGACGATCGCGGTCAGGCGACCGAAGGACGACGTCAGCCGGTTCCAGGTGGTGCGCGAGGTGTCGGAGAGGCCCGCCGCTTCTTCCGCCATCGAGCCGACCAGGGCTTGATCGTCGGCCACCAGGGCGAACGCCTGGCGTAGCGCGTCGGTGTTGGCCAGCAAGGGCATGATCGCGCCCTTGCTCTCCTCGCCGAAGAGCTGCGTCACCAGGGCTGAAGTCCGCTCGGGCGGCGCGGCCTGTAGCGCCTCGATAACCTGCAGCGTCGTGCCCACGGCATCCGACTGCATCGCGCTGGCCAGGTCGACCGCATCGAATCCCAGCGACGACAGGGCGTCCTTCTGCGTGCCTGTCGCGGCTTCGCCCTTGGTCAGTGCGCCGGTCATGTTCTTGAGCGCGGTCGCCGAGACCTCCCGCGAGGCGCCGCCGTTGAGCAGCGCCGCCGACAGGGCCGCCGTCTGCAGTTCGCTGAAGCCCGACGACATCGCCACCGCGCCCTGACGGCGCAGCACCTCGGCGATATCACCCGACTGGGCGTTGAAGGTGTTGCCGAGCTCGTTGCTGGCGTCGGCCAGCAAGTTGGCCCGCTCCTGGTTGAGCCCCATGCCGGCACGCCACGCCATCAGCGTGTCGCCGGCATCGTCGGCGCTCATGTCGAACGCCGCCGCCATGGTCGCGGCGGTGCGGGTGAACGGCATCACCTCCTCGGTGGCAATGCCGCCCTGGGCGGCCGAGGCCTGGATGCGGAACAGGTCGACTGCGCTCAACTGGGCCGCGGCGAACTGCCGCTCGGTCGACATGCGCAGGTTGGCCGAAGCCATCGCCTGGATCTGCTCGGGCGTAACGCCGTTGGCCACCTTTGCGTACTCGGCCGCAGCGGTCTCGACGTCCATCGCCTGATTGATCGGCCGGGACGCCAGGTAGCCCAGCGCCGCCGTCTCCACCGCCCGGCCGCGCAGGTCGGCCCGGGCGTTGCGGTTGGCATCGATGCGCCCCTGGGCGTCGCGGACCGCCTCCAGGCGGCCCCGCTGGCTTTGCAGGGCACCGTTGGCACTCTCGATCGAGCGCTCAAGACGGCGCTGCTCTTCGGCCAGGTTGTTGGTGTCGACGCCGGCGTCGGTCAGCGAACGGCTGACGCGGCCCAGCTCGTTGCGGTGGCCGCGCTCGGCACTCTCCAGCGTCTTGACCTTGGCCACGGCCCGGTCATAGGCGCGGGTCAGGCGCTGGCTGGGGTTTTCCGCTTCCGCCATCTCCCGGGCGAGCCGCGCCTGCTCGGTGCGCGCTGTCGCCAGCTCGCCCGAGGTCTCTTCGAGCTTGCGCTGCAGCCGGTCGTAACCGTCGATATCGCGCGCGGCCCGGTTGAGCTCGCGCAGCTCCTTCTGCTGGTCACGCACCGCCTGGCGGACGTCGTCGGAGACGTCCTCGAAGTCGCGGAACGTGCTGCTGAAGGCGTCCTGCGCGGCCAGGCGTATGGAGTATCTGGATTCAGCCATCGGCTACCCTCGCCGCTTCGGGTTGAGCCGCTGCAGCGCCAAGTCATAGCGCCGCAGGGCCTTGTCGGGCTTCCACGTCAGGATCTCTGCCTCGCTGACGTGGTAGACCAGGGGGATCACGTCGGTCAGCGTGTCGATGTCACGCCGCGAAAGCAGTCCCCCGTGTCGGCCAAAAAACGGGTGATCCTCGCTTGGATCTGGTTCCAATCCGGCAGCGAGAGCCGGCCCAGTTCGCTACGCGAGAGGCCGGTGCAGTGAATGTTGATGAACCAGTTCTGGTCCTCGAGGTTGGGCTTCTTCTCCATCAGGATCGTCGCCTCGAGGCCCGGCACTTCGAGCGTCACCTGGTCGATCTGGCGGCCATCGTCGCCGGTGATCGGCACCAGGAGCTCGGGCGCATCGGGATCGGTGATCTCGCGGAACTCGTCGGCGCTCTTGCCGCTCATCTCGCGCAGCCACGCGGCCAGGCTGTTGAAGTCGGGGCGCTTGAGTTGCTTGATCACCTTCTCCGGCAGCCCGGTGGCCAGCGTGGCCATGGCCACGAACTGCTGGGTGCCGTTGTCCAGCGGCACGACATGCTCGTCATACTCGGCCTTGGTGACTGGGCGCAGCGTCAGCGCCTCGAGGCGATTGCCGTCGTGCTCAAGCGGCCAGGTCAGGGTGATCGGTGCGGGCGTCCAGGTAGTCATGGGTCAGGATCCTTCAGGCAGGCAGAAAAAACGCCGCCCCGGCGCGATGGCAGGGGCGGCGCGTATTGCAGTGGCGGGCTGGGTTACACCTCGGCGGCGCGGCGGTGGGCCTCCATGAGGTCACCCTGGCCGAGGTTCACCTTCTGGGTGCGCACGTTGATGTCGTGAATCAGCGTGCCGCCCTCGGTGCGCTTGCTGGCGATCACCGCCAGCTCGATGGTGCGCTGGGGGAACTCGCCCATCTTGACCGCACGCGACTCCACCTTGTTAACCGTGCCGGTGATCTCGTGCTTCACCGAAACGGCCTCGCCGTCCTCGGTTTCCCAGGACTCGCGCACGTAGAGCTCGACGTCCTCGCCGGTCTGCGGGTTGAGGTCGGCGAACAGCGCCGAGTCGGCACCGTTGAGCACGATCGAAGCCGCCATGTTCTCCAGCCCGACCATCAGCTCGCGCGCGACGAATCGCCCACCGCGCGAGGCCTCCATGGTCTTTTCGATGTTGGTCGGGGTGAACTCCTCGATCTCCTCGAGGAGCGGATACCCCTGCATGGTTGCCGCCAGGATGCGGCGTGTACGTTCAGCCATTGAGCATGTTCTCCACGAAGGTGCCGATCAGGTCTTCCGAGGCGTTGAGCTGGTAGACCATGTGCTCGTTGGGCGAGTAACGCGCGTAGTTGAGCACGATGTACCAAGTGCCGTTGCGGTACTCGTCGACGGTGTTCAGGGTCGGGTGCAGATAGCACTCGAAGATGGGCAGCACGCCCTGGGCGACTAGGTTCTGGCCGAAGTTGTCGATCCGGCGCAGTTCCTGGCGCATGAACGCCATATCGAGGTTCTTGGCCATGGCGCGCTGGGCCGTCTTGCACAGCTTGCGCGCGATCTCATCGGCCAGGCCGGTGTGCGAGATGAACGACCCATCCAGGGCGCGGTTGCCGATCAGCGAGAAGCCGCCCAGCGAGGTGCGCGCGAAGTAGCTCACGCCGTAGCGGTTGAGCAGGTCGCCCTCGTGCGTCTTGTCCAGGATGTTGTAGTCGATATCGCGGCTCACGCCGTCGATGTAGACGCCCTGGTTGCCCGGGCTCTCCCACGGCTTGACTGCGGCGAAGCAGCCCATGGCCATGGTGCTGGGCGGCACGAAGATCTGGCCCAGGGCCGCCTTCGAGTACACCTGGCACTGCTGATAGGCCATGTACACGGCCTCATAGCCCAGCCCCGCGCCGCCCAGCGTCCCGCTGAAGTCGGTCACGCCCTGCACCGACTCGTCGGGCGCATCGATCAGAACGCGGGCGCGGATCCGGCGTCCCATGCTCGCCAGGGCGTCGGCCACCTCTTTCTGGTGACTGAAGCCAGGCGCCGCGATGACGTTGGGCACCTCGGCCGCGGTGGGCAGCGCCGAGATGCCGGTCTTCTGCCCGCTGGTGGCGTCAACGCCGCCGATGATCTTGGCGGTGGTCGCTGCCAGGTCAGGGTCGCCCTCGGCGGTAGTCTCTTCTTCGACGATCACCACGTACTGGACGCACTGCGCCTTCTTCAGCGTCTGCATCACCGCGTGGTAGAGCGTGCCGGCTTCATCGCCGACGGTGTCCAGCAGCGCCGCGTCCTTCGGATTGGCGATGCGGATCGGCACGTTCAGCGGCAGGCTGGCATCGCGATCGGGCGCGGTACCCACCCAGCCGGGAATCGTGCCGGAGAGCGGCCCCATCGGCGCCGGCGGCTCGGTCGTATTGATCGAGATGCCGTTGTGGTCAAAATTCGGGATCTCAGGCATCGGTTACTCGCCTTTCTTGGCGGCCGTGGTGGCCTTGGTGGATTTCACCGGCTCGAGGCGCCCTGCGCGCACGAGCTGGTCGGCTTCACAACGCAGGAGCTCCAGCTCCTGGTCTTTCTGCGTCCAGTGCCCACCCCGGTGGGGGAAGGGCACGCGCACGCGGTACTTGCGACGCTTCTGGCTCTCAGCCATGACGATCTCCAGGCATAAAAAAACCGCCGGGCGGCGGTGGGTGGGTTCGGGGTCAGGCGCCTACAGCGGCGGCAGGTAGCGACTGACGAGCCAGGCAGCCAGCAGGCAGACAACCAGGGGCGCGAGTAGGTCGAACACCGAGTCGCGCGTCCAGCCGCGCCACAGCCCCTCGTGCCAGTGCACCGGCTTCGGCCCGCCCCACTTCCAGCCGCGCCAAATCGCCAGGCGATACTCGTGCTGGGCGATCTCCCGGCCCAGGAACACCGCGCAGGCGACCGCAGCCGCCGCCCAGGGGCCGAACAGCGGCCAGAGAGCCAGCTGGATCACCAGCGCGACGATCGCGTGCTCGAGGTGGGTGCGGTTCACAGCGAGCCCTCCGGCGGCCGGATGGCATTCAGCTCGGCGATGGCGGCTTTCGCCGCCTGCTCGGCAGCCTCGACCGTCTCGGCGCTGCGCACCGCCGCCTTGCCGCCCAGGCGGGCGCTGCGAATCGTGGCCAGGGCCTGTTCCCACTGCTCTGCCGTCGCGACGATCTCGGTGGCCGCCGCCTCGGCGCCGACGCCGAACATGGCCATGTGGTCGCTGACGCTGGAGGGGATGGCGGTTTCGTCCTTGCCGCCGTCGAGCCAGGCCTGGGCCTCTTGCTTGGCCAGGTGGTACTCCTGCTCGACCAAGTCGCCGGGCGAAACGAACGCTGCGCGAGCCACTCCTGCGGCTGCGTCAACGTCTCGGCCAAGCTGGGCGCTGGCCGATTGCATAACGACTTGGTGCGGAACACCATGAGCGATCAGATCCGCATAATTTGCGTTTGTGTACGAACGACCGTCATGACGAACTTTTTCAATTTGCATATCAAAGACCTTTATGCAGCCAGGTTAATGTTAGTGATCACGTTTGAGCCATCTGTGTTAAGCCCGTCATAGATCTGATCTGGCGTCAGGGTTCCATCGGAGTCAGAGGTTGTTGACTCGTAGATAGAAAACACATTGGCGCTAACAAACGGAACGCCCGCGCCAATAAATTCACGCTCCACGCCGCTAAGAGAAATACGGCAAGCCCCAAACAGTGTGACAATCGGGTGTCCGCGCATCTTGAACTTGCTGTCATAAGCAGAGAAGTCGACAAATGCTGTGTTCCCTTGAAAGTGGTTTCGAGAAACCAGGCCGCACGGCGAGCTTCGATATGAAGTCGCATCTGTCGCCAGCTCCCCTGAGTCAACCTCTACGTTGATCAGCTTGATAGTGGCGTTCCCTGACACCCGCATTCCGTATGCTTCAGACCAATCCATCTGGCTATCTTTATATGCTTCCAGATAGATTATCGGGCGATCTGTTGAAACGGAGTTCTGCACCGTGCTTCTTAGCGTGATGGACTTCGAAACAAAGCTGACCGATTCCGTAAACCTGAACGTCTCCCCCTTTGCCAGGAACACCTCGCCAGAGCCATTTTCAGGGATTCGTTCAATAGCCTCTTTTATGGTCTGGACAGGAGAGCCACTAGTCCCTGTATTTGAGTTGTTTCCAGAGCCAGCGGAGACATAAATCTCCTTATGCAGCTCTGGAATGGCTTTGACCGCTTCATCGACCTTTTGGTCGATCTCGCTCATTTTGGTGTTAATCGAGCCGGTCAGGTTGTTCGACGCGGCTACGAGATCTGCAATCGTCTGCTCGAGACTCATGGGCGTTATGCTCCGGTAGTGCCATTGATCAGCGCAGCGCCGTCATTGAACGCCTGCGCGAGTTGGTTGAATCCACTGGCCACCTCGGTTTCGAGGTCGGTGACGCTCTGCCCTGTGGCGTAGTGGCTGGGGAGTTGCCCGCCGAGCTTCGCGGCATCGGCGGCCTGGGCGCCGATCGCCAGGAAGCGGCCATCGGCAGTGGTCTTGTCGTAGACGTCGAGCTTGTTGGCCTTCTTGCCCAGCTCGGTGGTCATGGTCGCCGCGAAGTCGGGGTCGTTGCCCAGGGCCTCGGCGATCTCGACCAGGGTGTCGAGGGCATCCGGCGCGGCGCCTATGATCGCTTCAATGCGGGCATCGATCTCGGCAGGCGTCAGCGTCGCCGTCTTGTCCGCCTTGTCGGCCAGTGCCGGGATCGACACCAGCAACGCCAGCGCGGCGCTGCCGTCGAACGTGCCGGAGGCTTCAGCGTCGCCGCTCAGGGTGACGGCCCGGGCGGTCTGTAGCTTCGAGGCGGTCGCCGCATTGGCGCCCAGTGTGTTCAGGGAGCTGTCGAGGTAAACGCGCGAATAGACGTCGGCGCTGTTGGCCTTGTTGCGCAGCTTGCCGTCGACGACCCCCATGAAGTTGTTCACCGCGTCGATCAGTGCGGTGATGGTGGTAGTCAATGCCATCGGTTACTCCTGGGCCGAGATCACGCCCGTGTGGTAGGTGAAGGCGTCCCGTAGTTGGGCGGTCAGCGACGCCAGGTCGGTGGCGGTGTCTTCCGAAAGCGCCTTGGCCTCCTCGGCGGTGGCTTCCGCCGCCGCGGCCTGCGACAGCACGCTCTCGGCCACGGTACCCACCGGCCCCTGCACGCCCATGCTGATCACCTGGATATGCGGCGACAGCGCCTGGCGCACCTCCACGACCTGGTCGCCCTGGGTGACGGTAACGATCCGCTGCACCGGCGAGGTGACGACGATGCGGCCCTGGGCGTCAGTCATCGATCACCCCCTGGATCAGCTCCACCTGACCGCGCAGCAGGCTGTAGACGTCACCGCTGGGGAAGGTCACGCGCAGCTCATAGCGCGCGCCCTGCCAGGCGCTGGAGTAGGTGCCGGCGGTCATTTCCGGCGCGATGCGCACCGCCAGGTGCCCAGTCGGCCCATCGAGGGTGATGCCGCCGTTCTCGGTGGTGCAGTCGACCAGTCGCCGCCGGGAGCTGGCCGGGGTGATCGCGAACTGCGCGGTGCAGCCGGTGATATCCACCGGGGTGCGGGCCTCGTCGTTGCTGGTCCAGGTGGTCTCGAAGCCGTAGGTGGTGCCCTCAGTGATCGTTAGCGTCGGTGCGCTCATCGCGACCTCCTATCGGGCTTTTTCGAGATCCATCACGCGAAACAGCATGTCGACATGGCGGGCCATGTTGCCGATCGTCGCCGCCGAGATATCCGCCAGTTCGTCGGCCAGCAGCAGGTTGACGTTCTCGACGCCGACGACGACGGTCACGCTGTCGGTCGGCAGCGGCGAGAGGTCTAGCGTGAAACGCTGCAGCCAGTGCGAGCTGGGCGATTTGTAGGTCAGCGTCGTGCCCGGCGAGGAGTAGACGGCCAGAAGAGTGCCGCTCTCCAGGAAGAAGCCGACCTCGCCGACCTCGTACTCGAGGTCACCGTCGAAGCGTGCCGCGATGCGCAGCTCGCGCGTGCCCATGTCTTCATAGTCGGCGATCGCCACGCGCTGACGCTCGTCGCGCAGCTCGGTCTGTAGCGACGAGGGCGTGTACTTCTGGGTGCCCGCGGCGACGTGGGTGATCTTGCCCTGGATGCCTTGGCCCTTCGCCGAGATCAGCTCGTCGAGGCCGGCATTGGTGTACTGCAGAATGCCATCGCTCATGTTTGTGCCCTGGGGTAGTGGTCAGTGATTAACGTCCAGTAAGCGGCCCCGGCAAGCCGGAAGCCCGGGAAGGTCAGGTCGATAAAGGGATCCGGCGCGCGGCCCGGGCCACCCAGATCCAGCGCGGCGGTCAGCGGCGCGGTCACGCCCAACGGGGCCAGTGTGCCCAGCACTTCGGGCGCCTCCTGGATGCGCGCCGCTGGGCGCTCGTCGCTGTAGGCCGTGGCGCCGCCAAGAGCGCCCACTGGGCCGAGCTGGCCGTATACGTCGGGGCTGGCCTTGATCCGCCCGGTGCGCCGGTCATCGAGCGTGACCGTCGCCGGCCCCGTAGCCCCCCGTGGGGCCAGTCCCGTTGAGATGAGCGGCGGGTCGAAGGTCTGCCCTTCGGGCGAGTCGTCGCGATAGCTGACCGTGGGCTCGAGCACCGCTCGCACCTCGAAGCCCATCTCGAGGTTCAGGGCCAGCGTCAGCGTCAGCTCGTCACGCTCGCTCTTGGCATACGCCAGGTTGCGCTCCATCTGCTCGAGCACTGAGGCGTCGATCGTCACGCCGTTGCGCTTCCAGGCCAGCACCTCGACGCTGTACGGCGCGGTGTAGTAGGCCTTGGGGTCGTACCAGGCGAGCACCTCGGCGTCGTAGTCCAGTTCGTCGACGGCCAACCGAAGCCCTTCACGCGTCCCGGCCAGCCGGCGGATCGGCCAGACGTTCTGCACCGTGCGGCGCTTGAGCGTCTCGGATGCATTGCCCTCCCACTCGACGACGCCACGATCCTGCGCCAAGTAGGGCAGCGCGCTGACTGGGGTGAGGGTCGGGTCGAGCAGCTCCGGAAACGGCGGGTCGACCTCCTCCAGCAGCTCGGCGAAGGCGCGCTCGAAAGCGCGCTCCAGGGCGCTGGCGTTGGTTGGCAGCAGGCTGTAGCGCTCACTCATAGCCGACGCACCTCGATGTCGATGCCGGTGCAGTACGGCGCGCTGAAGTCATCGGCCACCAGGGCGTCAGCAGGCGTCGCGATATCGACCCGCACCGCGCCCGCGTTGTGCATCGCCGCTGCCAGCATGGTGGTCTCGACATACCCACCCAGACGGTGCTGCTCGTCGGCATACGCCTGCACCTTCTTGATCGCATCCGCCTGGGCGACGGAGATATCCGGCCCTCGGTTGATCCACATCACCGCCTGGCAGGACCAGGGCAGGATCTCGGCACCGCTCACGGTGACATCGTCGGTGGCCGGCGCCACGTCATCGCGCGCGAAGTAGCTCTCGACCTCGGCCAGCAGCTCAGCGCTGGGCGCGCCGTTTCCCTCCCGCGACAGCACGGCGACCTTGACCGCCCCAGGTGCGGTGCGCTTGCCCAGGGCGTCCTTGACCTTGCTGGCCGCGCTGCCGCCGGGCAGCCGATGCGTCACTACCACCACTCCCTCCTCCGGCGTGTCGACGGTGATCTCGGGGCGGTTGCCGAGCGTCATCGCGTGATAGCGATACGCCAGCTGCGGGCCGGCGTTGCTGAAGGAGTACGGCGCGAGGAAGTAGCGCAGCCGCAGGGACTCGTCGTCCTCCATCTCGGGCGGTACCGGGGGGAAGGCGTCGGGGTCGCCTTCGTCCACCGTCTGCCGCTTCAGGCCCAGGTCGGCGACCTTGGCGTCGAGGTTCGTGTCCTTCGCCCACCAGGCGAGCATCTGCTGGATCTGCTCGTTGTAGTGGCGCGTCTGGGTTTGCAGGATCACCGTCGCCGCCTCGAGCAGCTTGGTGGCCACCTCGGCTTCGTTGGCCAGCGCCGCCTCGACTTCGGCGGCGAGCGCCGGATCCTCCGCGGCGATGGCGTCGACCACCGTCAGCTTGAAGCGCTCCAGGAGGTCTTCGAACGGTGGCGTTTCGACGATCGCCGGGGCGGCGAGTCGGTTCTGGCCAGGAATCAGCATCAGGTCTGTACCTCGAATTGCACGCGCTCGTGACGCCAGACGCCGCGAAACTTGAGCAGGATGCCCGGGCCATCAGGGCGCCGGGTGGCCACACAGCTCTCGACGCGAAAGTCGCCGATGCCGTTGGCCGGGTTGTAGAAGGCGTCGATGGCGTGCGCCTGGGCGGTCAGCAGCAGCGCGTCGCTCATGTTCTTGCCGAGAGTCTCGGGCACCCGGGAGCCGAAGCGGCGCCGGTGCTCACGCGACCCCAGCGGGGTGGTCATTACCTGGGTCACCCGCGAGACGAATTGATCCCAGGCGCCAATGGTGCGCCCGGTGCGTCGATCCATGCCGATCATGGTCAGCCCCCCGCGAAGACGTTGCCGCTGCCGCTGGCCACCGACGACCCGCAGGCGACCGGGTCGCCGATGCGGCCCAGCGGCTTGCCGTTGGCGAACACGCTGCCGGATCCACTGGCCAGGCTGCTCGCATGGCAGCTCGGGGTGGGGTTGCAGTGCGTGGCCCACCCATCGCCCTGCCGGTGCACGGCGATGCCGTTGGCGTAGACGTCCCCGCTGCCGCCGGTGCTGGCCCGCGGGGGAAAAGCACCGTGGCCGGTGCAGCTATCTCCGAGTCGAGTGACTGCCGGCATGGTGCTCTCCTATCAGTTGAGGTCGATGCGTTGACCGTTCACGCGGACGCCGCCGCCGTCGATCAGCAGGGTGCTGCCGTTGCTCGACAGCAGGATCTGGTCGCGGTCGGCGACGATCATCGTCGCGCCGAGATCCCAGGTCATGCGGTGCTCGGCGTGGTGGTAGCTAAAGCGGGTGCCGTCGGGATATTCCCGCCCGTGTACGTCCAGGCTGTCCCAGGGTGCGGGGTGGGCGCCGCTGAACAGCCCACACAGCGCGGCCACCTGGGCGCCGTCGTCACCGCCCCCGTAATTGAGCAGCAGGCACTGCTCGCCCAGGGTCGGCGGATCCCACTCGCGGGTGGTGCCGGCGCGCAGCGTCAGCCACTTGATCCAGGGCGTTTCGTTGTCGCCGTGCTTGACCTTGCAGCGCGGCGGCTGGGCCTGCACCGCCGAGATCACGCCAATGCGCCCCTGGTTGCGCAGGCGACGCTGGGCGTCGTCGGCGCCCGACTGCGCCTCGGCCATGCGCTCCTGGAAGGGGCTGAGCTGGTCGGCGATCAGCTGCTCGATCAAAGCTCGCATGAGGCTGGCCTGTAGTCGTCGGGGTTGTCGATGTCGCGCGGGTCGTCAGGGTCGTTGGCGTTCCAGACGATCATCGGCATGCCGGGCTCGCCCAGCGGGGTGGCCTCGGGATCGGCCAGCGGCTCGCCGACGTAGATCACCTGCTCGAACGACACGCCCCAAGCCTCGTAACCGTTGCGGCCGTCCTGGAACATCGAGGGCGCCGAGCTGACGTTCTCCGGCGCACCGATCGCCAGGTGACTGAATCCCCAGCGGTGGTCGCGCTTGGAGACGACGATGCGCTGCAGAGCATTGGTCAGGTTGACGGCTTCCAGGGGCGCGCGGCGGCGCTGCTTGGCGACCACCCCATGCAGGGTGATCCGGTACCGGCTGCCCGGGCGGCCGTCGTTGGAATGCGTCGCCGGTGCCGACTGCTCGAACTCGATCAGCACCATGGCGTCGCCCACCACGTCGTTGAACTCGTCGTAGTTGCCCACGGTGATGCCGGCGATGCGAGCCATCAGGGTGTCGGCGATACCGTCGAATACCTCCGACGGCTGTTCAATCACGGCTAAGGACATAGCGGGCCTCTTGCTCGAAGATCTCGGCGAAGCGCGCCGTGGCACGGCGCTCCCAGCGCTGAATGACCGGCTGGGCGACCTCTTGCCAGTCCTCGGTGACTTTCTCGATCGGTAGCCGCTCGCGGCCCTTGCGCCGCCACACCATGGGCGAGCGGCTCTTCATCGGGTCGACGAACGCATGCCGGTAGTCGTGGCGACCCACGCTGACGCCGGTGGGCGTCTGGCGAGGGTTGCCCAGGTAGTGCACGGACAGCGGCGCGAGGCCGATCCACAGCTTGGTCTCGCGCTGACCACGCACCGGGTAGACCTTGAAGCGGATCCGGATCGGGCGCTGGATGATGCTCAGCTCGCGGCCGATCTCCCGGGCCGAGTGCGTGCGCAGCCACTTGGCGGTTTTCGTCAGCGCGCGGTCGGCGGCGCGGTCGAGCTCCTGGCGCGCTGCGCTCAGGATGTCCGGCGCGCGGGCCAGGGCCTCGCTCATGTCGATATCAAGGGCGAAGCCAGCTGCCATGGGTGTCGCTCCTCTCTTGCCAGGGCGTCAGCAGCAGGTCGGTACGCAGTCGGCCGAGCGAGATCACGTCGCCGATGGCGTAGGCGACCCCCTCGACGACCACCCGCGTTTCCCGCCAGGCGTCCGGCAGGTCGCGCGTGGCGATCTGCAGCGGCTTCTCGTCGGGTTCGCCGCGCAGTCCCGCGCCGTTGGTATAGGCCCGACGCAGGGTCTCGCGGCCATGCGGCTTGCTCCACATGCCGCCCACCGTGACCGGGCGCTGGTCAGGAACGTGCAACTCGACCAGGACACCCAGCTCGTCGGGATCGAAGAAGCTGTCCCAGTCGTCGTCGCCGATCATGACTTAGCTGGCTCGCTCTTCTTCGCGGTGCTGGCCGGGGCCTTCTTGCCGTCGTCCGCCTTGCCATCGTCGGCCGGCTTCTCGTCCTCGACCTCTTGCTCGTCCTCGGTCGGATAGTGGGCCTGGCCAGCCGCGACGAGCTGTTTCGCGGTGTTCTTGGTGCATTTGAACGCTGCGCCCTTCTTCACGGTTTTACCGCCGGCGCGGAAGTCGTCGTCGGCGATGATCTCGACGAACTCAATCTCTTGCTGTGCCATGAGGGTGTTCCTATGGAGTGGAGAAAAAGGAGGGGCCGAAGCCCCTCAAAACGCCTGCCCGCTAGTCAGGAAGGGTTACGCCGCGGCGCGGCTGCCGACCGCGAAGGACTCAGGACGGCGCACGTTGGCGTCGACGTCCTGGAACACACGAACCACCAGGCCGTCGCTAGCCGCCTGGGCGTAGGGGTCGGGCTTGAGGTCCAGCACGCCCCACATGCCGATCAGCACCTGGCTGAAGTCGCCGAACAGCCAGTCGTCGCCTTCCATCTGGTTGGTGGCCACGGCGTTGTAGCCGTTGACCTCGTTCTCCTTCGTCCAGATGCGCTCGCCGGTACCGTCGAAGACCTGCTTGGTCTTCGCCGCGCCGCGCTGGCCCACGCTGGTCAGGTAGGCCAGGGAGCCGATGTCCGCGTTGTAGGTGGAGATCTTGGTCTCCAGCGCGACAGCCGACGCCCAGTCGAAGCCTGCGTTCGGGTACTCCACCGCGCCCAGGCCGGTCTGTTTGAGCAGACCCAGCGGCTGGTTGTTCGCGCCGGTGCCGTGCAGCATCGCGTGGTCGATCGACACGCCGATGCCGTCCATCAGGTCGGCGATGATCAGCGCCTCGGTCGACATGCTGGCCTGCTTGCGCAGCTTGCGGGTGACCGGGATCGCGCCGGCGATGGTCTTCGGCTTCAGGCTCAGGGTGGAGAGGTCGAAGTCGCTGTTCTGGACGTCCTCGCCCTCGGCCAGCCAGTAGAAGTTGCCCTTGCCGACTTTCTTCGGCAGGTCGACGTCGCCCTCGAGGCCGGAGAGCATCCGCGCGCCCAGGCGAGCGATCACGGTGCGGTTGCGCAAGATGTCGATGAACTGGTCGACGCGCAGGTCGGTGGCCACCAGCTCGCCGCCCTTGCCGGGGGTGCCGACATCGAGGCCGCGGCTCAGCATCGGATGATGCGAGAGCGAGCGCATCAGCATGTCGTGGGGCACGTAGAAGCCGCGGGCTTCCTTGCCGACCTTGTCGGCCACGGCGATCGACAGCTCACGCTCGAAACCGGCGTCCTTCCAGTCGCCGGTGACGGCCGCGTTCAGGGCGCGCATCAGCGAATACTGCTTGGCTTCCTTCTCGGTCACGCCCAGCGCCTGAGTGGTCAGGCCGCGCTGCTGCTCGGCGAAGTTGGGGATGTCGCGGCCCTGGCCACCGCCGGCGGCGGTCGACTCGGGGTTGATGCGCTCGAGGAGCATGGCGCGCACCTGGTCGACGCCGTAGCCCTTCTGGATCGCCTCCTGGGCCAGGCTGCGCTGGTTGAAGCGGTCGCCCATGGCGGTGATATCGGCCACGCGCTGACGCTCCTGGGCGAGAATGTCGTCACGGGGCTGCGCCGGGGTGGTCACGCCGCGCTGCTGCTCGGTGCCAGTGCCGGACGGGGTGGTGGTGTCGTCGGCGCCCTGGGCTTTCTGCTGCTTAGGATCCATGCGTCTTTCCTTTACGGTGATGGTGTGCTGCGGTGCTTCGAGGGAACGGCCGACGCCGACGGTCGGGTCAACCGGGATGGAAACGGAGGAGACCTCGAAGGGCTCCCAACGGGTCACGCGGTAGGTGTCCACGCCATCGCGCTCGGATTCGAGCACCATCTCGTGGATCAGGTAGCGCGTGCTGATATGGCGGCGGATGCCGTCGACCACGTCCTGCCAGACGACCTCGGCCTCGGCGCTGCGCGAGAAGCGCACCCGGGCGCGCAACTTGCGGTCGCCATCGAGCCAGGCTTCCTCGACCACGCCGATCTGCCGCCAGTCGTTGTGCTGGTCGAGCAACGGCGCGCCGTTCTGCAGGCGGGTCAGGTCGACCGACTCCGGCGAGTGGTCGAGGATCTCCATGCCGAACCACCGCTTGAACGGGTATTCGCTGGAGACCGCGACCTCGACCGTGCGGGCCTCCTGGTCGATGCTGTCCTCGACGACCGTCAGGGCTCGCAGGAGGGGCTCCCCCTGGATCTGGCGCACCACCTGGTCAGGCGGCGTCGCGCTCTTCGTCTTCGTCTTGCTCATTGGGCGATTCCGGTGGGTCGGTGGATACGGAAAGGCCCCGCTCGCGCAGGGCCTCTTCTTCTCGGGCGATCTCGTCGAAGACCTCGTCGGGGTCGTCGCCGCCCTGGCGGATGTAGTAGCTCCGCGACTTGGTGCGGTTGCGGATGGATTCGCTGGCCGCCTTGGCGTCCTTCGCCGGATCCACCCAGTCCCAGCCGCGCGGCTGCCAGTTCACTTCCAGGTAGCGCTCCAGGCTGGCGAACGGCAGGCGCAGGGCGCCGTTGAGCATGGCCATCTCGAGCCACGCCTCGAACACGAAGTCGAGCAGCTCGCTGATCACGAACTGCTGCACGCTCTTGTAGAAGTCGCGCTCGTCCAGGTCGCCGGAACGCATCGAGCTGAAGTTGACGCCCTCCAGGTCGTTGGCCAGCCGGTTGTAGCTCGGCCCCAGGCCTGCCGCGGTACCGCGCAGGCCCGCCTTGATAAAGGGCGCGAAGTTCGTCGCCGGGTGATCGCTCTTGTAGGGCGTGAACTTGAGGCCGTAGGGCAGCACCTTGGCGGTGCCCGCCTCGATCGACTCCTCGACCTCGGCGTCCTGCTCGTCCTCGCCCGGCGGCTCCATCCACTCGGCGTCTTGCTCGAAGAAGCCGGTCAGCTTGGCGCCGTGCTCGGCGGCGAGCATCTCGGCCTTGCGGTACTCGTCCAGGTGGAACAGCTCGAGCATGGCCGCGTGCGCCCAGGTGAAGCCGCGGGCCTGGTGTGGCCGCCAGGGCTCGAACGTGTGCAGCAGCTCGCTGGCCGGGATCCGCTGGTGACGCTCCCGGGCCGGGGGTCGCTGCTGGCTGTCACCGGGGTGATCGCGCAGCAGGTAATAGGCAACCGGGCGCTCCCAGTCGTCGATCTCGACGCCCATCCGCACCCGGTTGCCGTTGGGCAGCAGGTCGTTGTAGTTGAGGTCGAGCCGGTCGCATTCCAGGATCTGCAGGGCGAAGCCCCAGGCGTTGGGGTAGCCGCGCACCAGGCGCACCATCACTTCGCCGTCGCGGGCGAGCGTCTCGACCCACAGGTTCATGAAGGTCACGAAGCTGTAGCGCCCGGTGACGTCGAAGTTGCCCTTCTTGCAGAAGCGCTTCCACGCCTTCTCGATCTTCTCCCGGGCGCGCTTGTCGGCCAGCCCACCCGGGGTCATCGCTTTCGATTGCAGCTGGATGCCGCGCGGCCCGATCACGTTCTGCTTGAGCAGCCGGTGGAAGCGCTTGATGTATGGGCTGTTGATCGATTGCTCACGGGATCGCTGTCGCAGCGTCTCGTGGTCGCGGTAGATCACCTGGTTGGCATCGCCTGCCGACGTGCGCATGTTCCAGCCCTGGGTGAGACGCGAACGCCGGGCCGCCTGGAAGCTGCGCTTCATGCCGACGGTCGCGTACCAGGCGACATTGACGGCACGCTGCAGCAGGCTCGGCTTCTGTCGTCTCATGCGGGATAGCTCCACTTCACGGTACGGACGAGCAGGCCATTGCCTCGGCGCCGCTCGCGCGCGACCTCACGCTGATAGCGGGTCCGCAGCGCCTCGAGGCGCTCGATCGGGATCCGGTCGAGTCGCTGGCCGTCGATCTCATAGCTCTGCTGGTCCTTCGGGATGCGCTTCTCCAGGGCGGCCTCGATCAGGTCGAGCATCCGCCGGGCATGGCTGCGCATGTCGGTCGGTTCGGATTCGAGGAGATCCGGCTGGATCTCGATCTCCCCGCTTTCCAGGGTGAGCCGCTGGCCGTCGCTGTCGGTGACATACGCCACCCAGCGGTACAGGCCCGGCATCCATTCGCGTGTTTCCTGCGCGGCGATCTCGACCTGGTAGCCGCCCGCGCTGCCTGCCAGGGCCTCGAGATCGATGCCTTGGGGGCCGCGCAATGCATAGTGCAGCTGCCAGCCCGCCTCGACTGGATAGCCGGGCAGGCTGACGCGCCAGGTGACGCTGTCCCCGGCGCGAATCTGAGGTGGTCGCATGGTTTATCGCCTACGTCGTTTCACCTTGAAGCGGGCCTTTTTGGCCGGCTCCGGCGGTGGAGAGGGTTCGGGTTCGGTTGCGGGAGCCGCTGGCTCGGTCGACTCGGCGGGCTCGCTGGCGTCGGGCTTGCCATCGCGCAGGCGCTTGAGATCGCCCAGGGTCAGGGCGCCGCGCTTGCGGCGGTGGAGCTTGGCGCGCAGGGCCATGACGTATTGCATCGCCTCGCAGTCCAGGTAGTGGTTCTCGCCGACCTGGTTGTACTTGCCGGCGGCCTCGTCCCACTCCTCGCCGACGATCTGCTTGCAGTAGTCGTCGGTCACGTCGGTGGGGATCAGCCACCATCCCGGGAAGCGATCGGCATCGCCCGACTGGGCGCGGCTGATCCGGCTATGCACCCAGCGCTTCGCCAGCGGCGAATCGAAGGCCCACCGCGAGTCGCCGCGCTTGCGCACCTTGCCCTTGCGGTCGACCTCGACCAGCTCCTTCTTGATCGGCTTGTCGAGCTTGTCGCGGCCGCGCAGGGCCACCACCCGGCCCTTGTGGGCATTGATGAAGGCGTAGACCTGGTCGTCGCGGTAGCCGACGTCGATCCCGGTCTCGTTGATCGGGTGGCCGGCGTACTCGCTGTCGATCAGCTCGGAGAGATCGCCCCAGACGGTGTCCTCGTCGGTGTTGCCCCACAGCTCGCCGTGCTCGAGCAGCTGCGTGCCCATGCCGGCAAACCAGGCGCGCACGGTGTAGACGAGCCGGTTCTTCTGGACGTCGATCGTGCAGAACACGCGAAGCGGATCCGGCAGGACCAGCTCGCCGGCGGCATAGGCCCAACGCATGGCGCGGATCTCCTCCCAGGTCGGCACGTCGCCTACCTCGGCATAGAGCTGGCCGAAGCCAGTGTTGTAGACGCCCATCAGGGTCGCCGGGTCGCCGGTGCGTTGTGCTTCCAGGAGCTTCTTCGCCAGGAAGCCGTAGCTCTTCTTCGCCGCGAAGCTGCACAGGCCGGACACCCACAGGCTGTAGTGGCTCGAGCCCTCGGTCTCGGCGGTGCCCTGCACCTCGCCGGCGACCACCTGGTCGCCTTCGCGGCGGGCCGGGGTGATCGACTCGCCAGGCGCGACGGCCACGCCCCGGGCGTTCATCCAGGGGCGATACTTGTCCTCGATCGGCGTGCCGCAGCAGCTGCAGGTCAGCCGGGCGTGGCGCTCGGCCTCGTCCGGCGTGCATTCGTCTTTGCTACCCTGCCCTGGCCACCACAACAGCTCCAGGTGGGGGATGAAGTAGCCCAGGCACTCGGGGCACGGCACGGCCCACTCGTGGCGGGTGCCGGACTGCCACAGCCGCCAGACCTTCGACGTGACCGCGCCCTTCTTGCCGGGCTGCCAGTGCCAGAGGCCAGTGTCGGGGTGCTGCCGCTTGTCGACCCGGCCGCGCAGCGGTGTGGCCGTGTAGCCGACTTTCGAGTCGACGTAGGCGTCGCCGCGGGCTTCGATGATCTCGGTGGTGTCGCCCTCGCCGGTGTTGACGATGCGGTCGACCTCGTCGACCAGGATCAGCCCGGCCGAGTCGGCGGCGAGCTCTGTCGGGCTGCCGGCCCAGGCGAAGCGGAACTTGGTGCCGCCCAGCCACTTGGTAAATTGCGTCGAGCGGCGCTTGTCGTACTTGCGCCACAGATCCGCGCACTCGCGGAACATGTCCATGAACTTGGGCTCCACCGTGCTGGTGATCAGCGGCTTTGTCGGGGTGACGTAGAGCACCGGCGTCGGGTCTTCGTCGAGCCGGTGACCGCAGACGTTCTCCATGGTCACCGACTTACCCATCTGCGTGCCCATGACGAAGGTCACGCGCCGAAATTGCGGCTGGGCGAAGGCCCAGGCGATGGGCTTCATGTAAGGGTTACTGTCGGGGTTGAACGGCCCCGGTACCGGCGAGGCAGGCGGCATCACGCGCTTGTCGCGCGCCCACTCGTCACTCGTCCTCGGCGGCGGCGCCTCCACCATCTTCGCCGTCGAGCGAATCAAGCGCGTCAAGCTCAGCAACGAGCTCCGATGCTGCCGAGTCAAGGCGTTCGGCAGTAGACCCACGGATGCGGCGGGTCTCGGTGTGGAGTCGTTCGCGAACTTTTGCTGGGTCATCGATCACGGCCAGGTCTGAGGCGCACCGGCTCGACAGGCTGTCGAGCTGGGTGGCGAATACTGCGCCGACCGCGTGCAGGATTCTCCCGGCCGCGTCCAGCGGCACCAGGCGACGGCGCTCCTTGTCTATCTCGATCTGCAACTTCTCCCGGCGGGCCTTCTTGAGCAGGCGATCCTCGGCGCTGGCCGAGCCGACGCCGTCTTCGTCCTCGTCTTCGTCGTCGCCAATCTGGCGGCGGATCTCCCGGCGGATCAGCCAGTCGATGGCGTCCTCGGTGTCGATCTCCAGCGGGCGACCCTTGCCGCCGCCACCGGCGATCGGCATGCCTTCGTCGATCCACTTGCCGACCCAGCGCTCCGACTTGCCGACCATCTTGGCGAACATCTTGCGGCTGACGATCTCGCCCATCGGGAGCGCTCCAGGAGAAAGGACCAAAGGGTAAAAGGTGCAAATGGACAAATGTTCAAATGTCCTTTCTCTGAAAGGGTCATTTGGACATTTGCACAAATGGGAAAAGCTGCGTGGTTGCTGGGCTCCCGGCGCGGCGGGCACCGCGCCGGAAGTCCTTTCTGGAAAGGAAGTAAGGACTCGAAAACCGCGACCAAAAACGCGCGAAAGCCGCGAGTTTCTCACCCGTGACGGCCGCCAGGCGGGGGAGTACCTATTCCCGCTGGGCGGCGCGTGAAGTGGGTCAGCGGCCGTAGTCGCCGAAGTCCTGCAGGCGTTTCGAGCCGAGCTGTTGCTGCTGCATGCGGCCACCGCCGCCGTAGAAAAGGCGGACGACGCCGCCGACCGATCCCGCGACCAGACTGGTCATGATCAGATCGGCGTAGCGCTCGCCGGTGGGCGAGAGCTCGATGAAGGTCACGGCCGTGGCGAAGCCGAAGGCGAACAGCAGCAGCAGGAACGTCATCAGATACAGGAAGTTGTTCGACAGCCAGCCGCGATCCGCCTTCAGAGTCTCGACCTGCATGCTGCGCGCATCGGCTCGATCCTCCTGGGCGATCTTCTGCAGCTCGACCTCCCGGTCGATCAGCGCTTCTTCAAGCCGAACCTTAGCCCCGGGATCGGCCTGCACTTCCTCCAGGGCCGACCGGCCGTCATGCATGCCGGTGACGAGCTTGGCCACGTCGACGACTCGGTCGGCGACCGCCTGGCCGTTCTTTCCTCCGATCAGCCCGCCGATCTTGTCGGCCAGGCCGGTTGCCTGGGCGAGGCCCAGCGCGATGCTGATAGGTTCCACATATCCCCCTGCGGCTATGCCGCGACTTCGTCGATCCATTCGCGCGGCACCGGGCGCTGGTGCAGCACATGAGAGAGCAGCTCGACCACTCGCCGAAACCATCCATACGCGAACGCCTCCTGGCTCTCGTTGCGTTCAGCCAGGCGACGGCAGAAGACGACGCGCTCGGCGTTCATCGTGTGCGAGAGCACTGTCAGGCCGGTATCGCCTCGGGCGTCAGCAAAGGCGCGCAGCGCGCCAATCGTCGCCGGCCCCAGGGCGCCGTCGGCCTTGATGTCGTCATACAGCCGACCGCGATCGTTGAGCACGTTCAGCTGGATCTGCAGGTACTCGGCCGCGCGGCCCGGGCCGCTGTTCACGCCGAAGTCGAACAGCACCAGGGCCAAGTCCTGGTTGAGCTCGGCGACCTCATCGAGGGCCAGGCTGTGCCAGTAGCGGTTGGCGTAGATCTTCGCGGCGAACGGCCGGGGAAGGGCGCGCATGTCGCCCTGGTAGCCGTTGTCGCGGGCCACCTGCAGGGTGATCCCCCAGCAAGTCGGGCCGCCCCGATCGGCTGGGTGGTTGACGTAACCGCCTTCGCGGTCGATGACCTCGGCAATCAGCCGTCGCTTCAATTCGTCGATATTCATCACTTGCCCACCCACTTGATAAACAGCCGGTCGACCCAGTTGACGAGCCGCTCGCGCGACAGGTCGAGGCCGATGACGGCAATGGCCGCCATCAGGGCGCCCGCGTATTCGATCGGCACGCCCGCTTTCACAGCGGCCGGCAGGGTGGCGATGGAGAAGAAGAAGACGATCCCGCCCTCGAGCAGGCTGCGCTTCCACTTGCTTCCGGTGTAGATGCCCCGCAGTAGCGTGATGATGAATGCCAGGCTGGCCATGAACAGGTTCGGCCAGTAGAGATGAAAGACAGCGATAGCCGCGTTCCAGAGGTCGATGGTTTTCTCTGGCATGGCGCGCTTCTCGTGTTGGTTCAGCATGAGGCTCACCCCGCAGGCGGCCGGCGTAGGAATAAAAAAGCCCGCCGGAAAGGCGGGCCAAGGCTTGTATGTCGGGCACAAAAAAGCCCGCTCGGGTGGCGGGCTTCTTACGCATGTGTGGCAATTTGCCAGAATGGTCGCTCTCGTCCGGACATTTGTCAATATGTACATTTGACCTTTTGTCCACTTATCGCAGCGAACGCGCCCAGCCAGCCACCGCGCCCTGGATCGACATGAAGCCGCCGGTCAGGTGCTGGCATCCGGTACAGCAGGCCCACCACTTCCCCTCCCGGGCCTTGAAACGTGGCCGGTGGCCACAGCCATGAACCGGCAGGTCGTCGCGGTTCACCTGACGCCAAGATGCAGCGGCCCAGGTCTCGCAGGTCGCCGCATCGCCGCGCGCATTGCAGACCGGGCAGATGAACATCACCCGGCCATCGCGCTCGCGGCGCTCCGGATCCTGGCCGCAGTGGATGCAAGCGGGGAGGGTCACTCCACCCCCTCAACAGGAACGCCGTAGAACAGACGAGCCCCGCCCTCGATGACCGTCATGCCCATGAAGCGAGCGCGCTCGCCCTTGTGCCGTTTCATCCATACGATCCAAGGCTCAACGTCCAGCGTCTCGCCCTTCCAGTTCGTGTCATCGCCGCAGCCTTGTGGCTCAGTCAGTCGCCTTGGGCATGTCAGCCAGCCCACCTCGTCCCACTCAATCGGCGCGCCCGAGATACCCTGCGGCAGCTGCTGGGCGCTGCTGCTGTTTCGGGAGGCGGCAGCACCCGCTGCAGCCGAGGCCGCGCCGCCGGCGGCGGCTGCAATCACTGCCGCCGATGCCGCCGCCTGACCAGGTAAAAACGCCAGGCATGCCAGCCCGATGATGGCTCGCTTAATCACTCCGTCACCCTCCACAGCGCCTCGAGCGCTTCTCGATCCAGTTGGTTCAGAATCCCATGCATGGCAGCCCAACGCGGGCACCAGTGCTTGTCCCAGTTCGCTTGAGTGATGCCCAGGAGCTGCTGCAGCTTTGCAGGCTCGTGGACTACCTTCCCGCTGTTCTTCCGGCTCTTGTGGCACTGGGCAGCCAGGTGGGCGAGGCCCTGGCAGGCCTTGCGCGTCTTCTCACGGGCATTGCCCAGGGTCGGCTCGAATCGACGCCACAGCGCGACGGTGACGCCCTTCTCGTCGCACCACTCGCGGGAGTCGGCGTAGGCGTAGCGCAGCCAGTGCTGGTGATCAGGTTCAAGCGTGCGGATCGCCCGCACCACTTTGGCATCCTCGAAGGCCCAGGGCGGCAGCGGCAGGCTGCTGCTCGGCTTCGGCCGAGTGTGGCTGGCCACCAGCCGAGTCGAGGCCCGTTTCATTTCCGCTTCCCAACGGCGAGGGCCTGCCGATGGCAGGCGGTCGCGGTAGAAGCTGTCGTCGTAGCGCGCCGGCATGTCCGACTCGCTGATTCGCCGCGGCGATGGCGTGGCATGGGCATAGACCACGGTACGGCGTATGTACGCCAGATCCTGAGCTTCAAGCACGGCCCCTCCTTCATCGACGGCGTCGACCCTTGTGATCCTCGAACTCCTGGCAGGGCACGCAACGCGTCACCCAGGGCATCGCCTCACGGCGGCGCGGCGGGATCGGGTCGCCACACTCGATGCACTCCTCGGTGCCGGGCTGGGCCTCGCGGGCCAGACGCTCACGCTCGAGACGCTCGGCCAGGTCAGCGTCATGCAGGGCCTGGGCCTCTCCGGCAAAATCGGCGACATCACTCACAACAGCCACTCCCCGACGCTCGCTATGAAAGCGGCGAGCCAGAGCCCGCCGATCATGGCTTCCTTGATGATGGTCATCGTCATGCACCCCTCCAGGAAGCGACTTCGCGGCGAAGGTCGCGGTTATCGATGCGCAACGCCTCGAGCTCCTCGGCTTGCCGCTCGACCTGCCCTTTGTACATGTCGCGATTCCGGCGAAGCTGGTCACGCTCCTGGACGACAGGATTCTTGGGGCACACCTGGTCATGCTCGATCAGCGCTTGGTGCGCCTGATCGCGAGTAGCGTCGCGGCGTGGCCCGTACCGAACTTCATGGCCGCAATAGATGCAGGTTGCGATCATCGTCACTCCCCCATCTCGATGGCGATCATCCGCATGCGCGGCAGCGGCCGGCCGGTGGCTCGGCTGGCCGCCGCCACCTCGGAAAGCACCACCTCCACTAGGTCGACGGCCTCCTTCATCATCCGGTCGACCAGCGCGGGGTCATCGTTCAGGTCGTAATGGCCGTTATGCGCGGGCCGGGCGTGCTGCAGCAGCTCGCCGAACTCCTCGCTGATCCGGTGCAGCTGCGCCTGGGCGCGGGTAGGACAGTCGCCGGCCTTGGCGAAACAAGGGATCGGCACGTAGAGCGAGCCGGCCATGGCCATCAGCTCGCGGCGAAGCTCGCGCTGGTACTCCTGGGGAAGGCAGCCGATCCAGACCCATTTCCAGGCCAGCGGGAAAGGCTGGGTGCCGCGGATGATCCGCCCGACCTTCATGGATGCCGCGCGACGCCAACGGGTATAGGCCGCGGCACTGCTCTCGACAGAGTCGCGATCGACATCGGCGAGGCCGGCATCTTCCAGGGCGGGGATCAGCAGGGTAGTGGAGAAGCTCTCGATCGACTCACGGCTGTTCTCGAACCAGCGGCGGGTCGCCTCGATGATCACTTGGTCTTCGGTGCGATGTTTCATACAAGCCATCCTTCATTCTTTTTCATTATGGTTTTCATCCCATCAGTGTGGGCTTTACCACATTCTGCTTATCCGAAGAATTAAGCGCAATAGTTCTCCGCATCCGACTTTGTTTTTTTGAACAGTAGCGGTGGAGAATAAGTACATGAAAATAGGACACGCCATCAGGCGCTTACGCCACGCCCAGGGACGCACCCTCCAGCAGGTCTGCGATGCTAGCGGCGGCAGAATCCAGACCGGATACCTCTCCCGGATCGAGCGCGACGAGATGACGCCGAGCGTCTATATCGCCGCGGCGATTGCCCGTGCGTTGGGCACCACCGTGGACAACCTGCTGGCCGAAGCGGAGGGATCAGGGCAAAGCAGCGGGTTCCCGGCAGCGTCTCGCCTATTGGTGCCTGTGCTGCGCTGGGAGGATGCGGCGACCTTCTGCCGCGAGCGCGACTACACAGCCCTGCCAACGCCTGAGCGCTGGGTGATGCCGCCGATGGAGAGCCACCTCGGCTTCTACGGGCTGACCCTGCGCGACGACTCCATGCAGGCGCTGGAGGGCCTCAGCTGGTCGCGTGGCGCGGTGATCATCGTCGACATGACCCGCGACCCACAGCCCGACGACTACCTGGTGGTGGCCGACCAGCACGGCGCCGGGCCGCCCATGTTTCGCCAGCTGATCAGCGACGGGCGCGAGCTCTACCTGCGCCCCAGGAATCCGCAATACCCCATGCGCCCGGTGCCGGACGACGCCGCCCTCATGGGCACCGTTATCGGCCAGGTGATAGACCTCACACTCGAAGCATGAGGATAGTCAGAAAGAAGTTTTACGTATTAGAAGATTTTGGCGTAGCATAGTGAGGCATCTCGCTACGCACGCCGCTATGCGTTAGGATCAGGAAGTTTAGGAAGGGCAGATAGAACAACGCCCGGGATTAGCGGCCCGGGCGTTGTAAGCTGCGAGACACGACGCCTCACATAAGCGATTTTCTTGCGGACACATGCGGCAAGCTGTTGATTTCAAAGGTCTGTTTAGCGGGCAGGCCAATGAAGCAAGCCACAAGTCCTCACAGTATATGGCGTGATCTCGTAGCGTTCAACGTTTTGCCCACATTTGGACATTTGGACATTTGGCCATTTGGTCATGTCCTCGGGTGACTGGAACGACTACATGACAGGAACAGGACCACGCCAAGGCCTCACGGCGTTTTACCAGGATCGATTCAACAGCGACCCCCACGCGCTGCTCGACTACTGCCACAACGAGATCGCGGCCATCGCCGCCGACGTCCAGGTCGACTGGCCGGCACTCGCCGGGCATATCCGCCTCGACGACAAGAAGTACCGTGGCAAGATCCCCACCCTGGCCAAGGGCCACCGGCACAAGGTCGCGGTGTTCGGCTCGCTCAAGCGCGCCCGCAACGGCATCGAGTTCCCGCACCTCAACTTTCACACCAAGGCCCAGGGCGGCTTCACCGCCACCTGGTCAGGCTATGACGCCCTCCTGGATCTCTACCGCCGCGACGGCGGGCAGATCACCGACGACAAGCACCGCCGCTGGCTGGCCGAGCAGGAGAAGCGGCGCGCCGAGCGCGCCGCGCGGATCGCCGAGGCCGAGCGTCAGGAGCGCATCGCCGAGGAACGCCGCCAAGCCGAGCACAACGCTTACGAGCTGGCCTGGCT